CGTACTCATTATGTTTAACAAAGAAAATATATTTCCAACCAAGCCAATCAAGACAATTAAAGAACTCACTCCATATATTCCACTACTTGAAAACCTTATGCTCACAAATAGAACACAAGAGGAGATTTCTAGTGCCTTGATGTGCGACCTTGCTGTTTTAAATGAGTACGCTTATCTTACCTACGAACTGTCCTTCCTAGATTTGCTTGAAACCTTTAAAGCACGTTCAAATGCACTTCTCTTAGACAAGCAGTATGAAAGAGCACTTGAGGGGGACAACAAGATGTTAATTTTCTTAGGAAAGAACTATGCCAAACAAACTGATGCAGATAAGAACTTATTGCTTGAGGCAGACCAAATCATCTTTAAAGACAGTGCAAGTGTTAATACAAGTGAGAGTGAGAAAGTGAGTGAGGACTAATGGTAAAAACACTAGACCTAAAAGAACTTATTGCACCTGAATTCCTACACGTATGGTTTGAGAACTGCCCTACTAGGTATCGCGTTATTATGGGTGCACGTAATACTGGTAAGTCATATACCTTTATCGGACTAGAGCCACTCATTAAGATACTCAAAGACGGGAGAAGAAACGTTGCGATATTTAGAGCGGTGTATTCGGACATTAAAGATACTGCGTTTAACGAGGTACAAAAGGCCTTGTATCGAACTGGACTATTCATGTACTTTCAAGTCAAAACACACGACATGGAAATCATATACAAGAAAACTGGACAAAAGATTATGTTCTTTGGGTGCGATAGAGGTACATCTATAAATGGTGTTCAAGTTCCAGTAGGAGAAATTACCGACTTCTACTTTGAAGAGGCATATGACCTTAAAGACTATGAACTCTTTAGGAAAATTGATGGGTCTATGAGAGGAAAGTTTTCGACCTATATCGCTAAAAATGGGAACTACATTCCTAAACAAGTTACGTTTTGCATGAACCCTTGGCAAGCCGAAGGTTGTTTCATTTATGAATATTTTGTTAAACCTTTTATGCCTGATACACCTAGAACTGCTGAATTTCTTGAAAAAGTTGGGTATCGTTTCTATAAAGACGAGAATTACGTTTTAGAGTTTGGGATAGGCATTGCAATTCATCAGTCAACATACCTAGTAAACCACTGGAGAGATAAAGAGGTGTATGACATTACAGCAAAAGCCATGAAAAAACGTTCTCCTAGAATTTATCAAACCGAATATTTAGGTATGTGGGGAGCAACGGGAGAACTTGTGTATGAAGAGTGGGACGATAACCTTATCATTCCCGATAATGTTGTTAAAGAACTTCCTTATCGTTGTTTCTATGTTGGTGTTGATACTGCTTACTCTAATGGTGAGGGAAAACTACTTACTGGTGCAAAGCTCGAGGTTGCTAGAATTAAACACGCATACTCGATTATCTTATGTGGTCTTACTAGAGAGAACTATAAGGGCATAGAGCAAGGAACTTTAGTTGCCCTAGATGAGTATTATCACACGCAAGAAATCTCAAACGAGAAAAAATCTCAAACGCAACTTATTAAAGAAACTCTCGATACGATAGTGAAGTGGTTTAGTGAGTATTCAAAGAACTTTACATTGTTCCATAGTCCAACTTATGTGTTTGTTGATAGTGGAGATGCGGGAAGTTTATCGGCCTTGCAAACAGAGTGCAAAGATAGGAAACTAGACAATCGTATTGTGTTTCAAAAGAGTACCAAACTACCTATTAACACAAGAATTAGGTTTGAAAGACAAATGATGTCCCTAAACAAAATTAGAATTTCTAACAAGTGTCCAAATCTAATTAGGGAAATTAGAAATTGTCATGAGGGAAAAGGCACACCTAGACTTGATGTGAACGACCACGCAATAAATGCTTGGGAATATGGCTCTGCTCCAATGTATTCGAGAGCAAAAGAGTGGCAAAATTTTAAACAATACTAGTATAATTAACTTAACGGAGATATGAATTATGGGTATTATGAATAATCGGTGGAACTTTCTTAAAGAAAAGGTCTTAAGACTAACTAATGGTGTTAAGGAAACTAGCACAACACCTAATGCTATGCAAAACATGTCATTTTCTAATGCTGATTTTGCTGGTATCAATAGGTTTTTCCTTGATGAGATTAATGTTTGGTATCAAGGAGATAGTACAAAAATGCTCGAATTCTATACCAACGCTAGAATTAATGAGTATCCAAGTGAATATATACGTTCTAGAAATTGTGTTGAGTATTTTTGGGCTCAATCTGCAACTGCAACAAAAATCAAACGAACAACAGGCAATTTAGTCCATAGTATTACAACAACGTTAAGAAATATTATTGGCACACCTGATGTTTATAGTGGTAAAGGCGAATATGCTGACCTCATAGGAGAAATGCTAGACCAAAATGACTTTACCGATAGTTTGTATGATAGGCAAGTCATTAAAACTTTATATGAGGGTTGGGGTGCATATCGTATTGACATTGACACTGAAAACAACGATTATCCAAAAATTCGATATTTTAGAGCACAAGATGTCCTTTTTGCTAGAGATGGAGAAGACCTTAAAGCAATAGTGTACCTTTCAAACTATGTTAGTGAGGACAAAAAGAAATACTTACTTGTTGAAACGAGATACGTTAAGACAAAAGATGGCATAAAATATTCTTGTATTGATAAAGAGTGCTACATAGTTTCAAAAACAACTATGACTAGAGTACCTTTAAAAGAGTGTCCTAACATTACTGATAGAAATGAACACATTGAGATACCAAACGTACCTTTCATTTTAGGAGAACCATGTATTTTTTATGATATTGATGGACTAGAAAATGAGGGTTTATATGGTAGGTCAATATTCTATGGCAAAATTGATGCACTAGATGACTACGACCAAGCACTATCAATGAGTGCAACTTGTATTCGTAGGTCAGCACCTAAAGTTTCTTATCCAGTTGAGAGTGTCGATACCTCTCCAAGTGGTATGGCTAGATTACCTAATGCGTTTGATACGGAATACATACAAGTTCCAAATCAACTTACTGGAGATGGCTTGTCTAGTGAGAGCAATACACCTAAAGTTATTCAACCTCAATTAAACCTCAAGATTTATGAAGACCAAATGAAACTTTCTCGTGAGGTTATCATGGGTGGAATTATGTCTTTAAATGATATTGGCTTAAATGAGCAAACTTTCTTTAGAGATAGTGCCGAAGCAATAAGAGAGAGAAGTAGACAAACTTTATATACTGTTGAGTTGGTGAGAAAGAAAGAGCAAAAGATTTTAAAGTCCTTACTCAATAAGTGCATTTTCCTTAAAGAGTTATTTTGGGACAATAAAAATGTGTCCATTAAAGATATGAAAAGTTTTGATGTTGTAGTTAGGTACGATAAGTTCTTATCTCCAAGTAAAGAGCAAAAGATTAAATCATATCTTCCAATGTACCAAAGTGGTGCGATTTCAGTAGAGCAATTTGTAAGAACGGTCTATGAAGATGAAATGTCAGAAAAAGAAATGCAAGATGAAATCAACAAAATTAAAGAGTTAAAACTTATGAGTAATGGTTTTGTAAAAGGGCAAGATGCAAATGGAGGAGAGAATTTTATGAAAACTCCAAGTTTTGAAAAGAATACTAGTCCTTATCAAGATCCAATTGCTAATATGTCCGACAATAGTGGTATGAATAACTACAATAGAAGTCTTAAAGCAGTTAATGACAAAGATTTTTAATTGACAATATTCATAAACTAGATATACTAATAGTAGTGGTGATGGTTTTTATTCATAAATTGGCACGTCCTTTCAAATCAGAAAAAGTGTTAGGTTAATTCCTAGCATTTTTTCTTTACAACAAAAAAGTAATAAGTTTATAATAAAAGCAAGGTAAACGATAACCTCAATATCGGCTTAATACTTATAGTTAGGAGAAACTAGACAATGGAAGAAGAAAACAAGGTAGATGTTATTCCAACATCAAATGAGGAAGGTCAACCTCAACAAAAAGCCAAAACCGAATTCACACAAGAACAACAAGAAAAGGTCAATTTCTTAATCAAACAAGAAAGAATGAATGTCCTTTCAAAACTTGGTATTAGTTCAGTTGAAGAAGGTAAAACAAAACTTGAGAGTTTAAAAGATTTTGAAACCTATAAAACAAAAGCTGAAAAGTATGATGAATTATTAGGTCAAAAGAAAGAACTTGAGAGTGAAAATGCAATGCTAGAGGTTGGTATTGCTAGTGATTATAAGGAACTTGTTAAGAATTATTTTAAAGGTTCAAATCAAGACTTAACTAAAGAAACTTTATCAAAATTCTTGGACAATAATCCTAAATTCAAATCACAATGGATAAACAATAGTCCTAGTATTCAACCTATCACTATTGGAAACCCACAACCTAATGAAAAGCCAGCCAATGATGGCTACGCTGATTTCAAAAAGTATACTAGATATTAAGGAGAAATTTAATGACAGGAAATGATTTTGAGGTAATTGGAACTTATGCGCAAAATTACCTAGACGAAGTTTTAGTACACGAAAGTGTATATTCACAATTTTTACAAGATAATAGAGCCATTGATGAAAGTTTCTATGAAAGAGGTTGGGTTAGACTTTTATCAGTATTAGTTGATGGCTTAGGTTTCTATCGTATTACAAATGAGCAAAATGTAATCGTTACTGCTAATTCCGAAGAATATGCTGACTACAACGGAAATGTTAGTGAAGGAAATAGAGCAGGATACCCTATTAATGGTGTCACATCAAAATGGACTTTATATAGAGTTAGATTTGATAGAGCAACTCAATTCAAAATGGACGAAGTTGATTTATCATTAAGTGGTCTTAATAGAATGCTTGCTCCTACAATGGACGAATTTTATAGAACAAGACTTATTCCTGAAGTTGATGCAACTTACACATCAATTATTGCTGATTGCACAAAGACAAGTTTAGGCAATAGAGTATTAGAAAATCCAACTGAAGAAAATGCAGTTAGTGCATTATTAAGAGGTGAAGGTTGGTTATTCAATCATGGTGTTAGTGCAAATGACACAGTTATCTTAATGAGATGGTCTTTCTACCAATTATTGTTAGGAAGTTCACAATGGACAAGATATTTTGCAGTCAATGATTATAGAGTTAATGATGAAGTTTCATTAAGACTTAACTTCTTCAATGGTAAGCCAATCTTCTTACTTCCAGATGATAGAGCGTTTACTGATGTCGCATTAACAAAGAATGGTTATACCACAAGTGGCACAAGTAGATATATTAACTTCATGTTCGTTAGTAAAGAATACTTATACCCAATTAAGAGAATTAATAGAATGAGAACATATGACCAAAGTGTTATTACCTCATTTGATGGTCTCATTATCAACTTCCACTTATGGCACGATTTAATTGTCCCAATGAATAAGAAAGTTAGTGTTTACGCAAGTGTTAACAATGGTGGAGACAATTCAGGTTTAATCGGTGCTAATAAGAATGTCCTTGAAGTTTCAAGCATTAAAGGTGAAGATAGCGGAACAACTATTATCAACGCATTATTCACTGAACCAAAAGGATTAAACTACAACAAAGTTTATGTCAAAGCAACTGCCTTTGGTGAAATTGGTACAACTCAACAAGGTGGTACATTAGTCGAAGTCGGTTCTCCATTCACACCAGCTGCTGCTTCAATGTTTGTTGCTGTCACTGATGGAAGTGGAACTATTGTTGCAAAGACCGAAGCTGCTGTTGCATTTGAAGTACAAGAATAATTCTGC